GCACCCATCGCGAACGGATCACCGGCGACGGGTGTCGTCGAGAATGCCGAGCCGAACGTCAAGGTCGACTGCGTCGCACCGTCGGTTGCTGTTGGCACGCCCGTGATAACGACGTCCTGACCGTTGGCCACGGTGCGGAAGACGACCGTCGAGCCGGACACGGACGGGATCGTCGCGTCCACCTTGATCGTCGTCGACGTTGCCGCGAGGATCCGGCCGCCGTAGCCCTTCCCAGTCGCGTCGTGCTGCAACCGGAAGACGTCCATCGGAGCCAAGTGCGCGGCCTCGATGCCCGTCGTGAAGGTCACCGAGCGCAGTTGGTTCTGTGCCTCAAGCAACCGACGCTTCGCCAGGCGATGCGCTTGGATCGGACGGGTGATGCCGCGAGCCCTGACGGATTCCTTGCGGACGGCCTCGCCTGCCGCGAGCGCGGACGTCTCCACCTGAAGAGCCGTCTCGGCCTCGTAGTTGGTCTCCTCGTTCGTGTACTGGACCTCGACCGCGTTCGGCCTCGAGCGGTTCCCCGCGTAGCCCACCTCGAGGTCGCGCACGTTGCCCATCGAGAAGACCGCAGAGACGGTCGTCGCCTTGTCCGGCACCGCCTTGATCTTCGACCCGACCATGATCAGGCGGCCGAAGGCACCCGCTGCGATGTCCGTGACGAGCGACCAACCCGACTCCGTCGAGTCGATCAGGATGTCGCACGTCGCACGCTTGCCGGATCCGACCTCGGGCACCTCGTCGCAGTAGTCGGCCCAGTCCTTGAAGGATTGAAGGTCGATGTTGTCCCAAGTGATCTGACCGTTGCGTCCGAGCCCGTGCTCCTTGTTCGTCAGGATGTCCGTGACGATCCACGCGGGATTGTCGGTCCACTGCAGATTGAAGAAGGGTGTCGTCGTCGAGACGCCGTCCCACACCCAAACCTTACGGCCCTTGACGCGAGCCGTCAGGGTCGGCACACCGCCGCCGACGTTCTCCGAGCCCAACGCCTTGAGGGCCATCACGGCCTTGCCCGTGTACGCGATGCGCTGCGCTGTGATCTCGTTGATGTCGGCGAGTTCGGAGCTCGTCGTGTCCGACTCGGCGGTCGTGCGCGTGATCTCAATCTCGTAGATGCCGCGCGTGAGGTTCTCAACCCGCCGGAGTGTCGTCACCTGATTCCGGCGACCGAAGGTGTCCGTCTGCGTGAGCGGACCCGTCCACGTCGTCGAGCCCTTCAGGCGGTATCGGATCGTGTGCACGACCGTCGTCGCGGCCACCGTCGTCGACTGCTGATACAGACCCGCCGGGTATCGGAAGACCACCTCGAAGGCGTCGACCTGATCGGACGTCTCAGCGATGAACGCCGTGTTCTGCTTCAGAGCGACGCTGTATGGAATCGCGGTGACGACTTCGTCGAAGCCTGCGATGGCGTCTTGATCCGACGTGCCCAGGCGGGTCGAGACCTTGACCGGGTACGACGAGATCGGGTTGCCGTCGAGTTCGACGCCGTCGGGAATGTCCGAGCCCGACGCATCGTTGACTTCGCTCGTGATCTCGCCGATCGACTGGATCGGGCCACGAGAGAGCAGGACGAGCATGTGCAGTTCCGCTCGCCCGTTGCCGTCGGTGCGTTGGAACGCCGAGATGATGTTGCCGCCCTGGCGGTGCTCGCCGTAGACGAGCGGTTGCGCGATGCCGACTCGGGCCGTGTTCTGATATCCGTCGAGCGAGAACCCCGGGTTGCCTTCCTCGGGCTCCTTGCCGGGCTTCGGAGCCAATGCCATCGAGATCGCGAACCCGATCATCTGCAAGGCGATCGCGACGAATGTCGTCACCGGGTCGCCCGGCTCGCAGATGAATACGACGACGTCCTTCTCTCCGAGCCGGACGTTGCCCCACTCCGAACGGCGACGGACGCCGATGGATGTGATCGCCGCGTTGGCCCAATCGGGAGCGACATGCTCAATCGCCATACCCGCGGGAACGTCAAACGACTCGCGCTCCCACGGCTTGCCGAGAATGTCGCGGACGCATACCACCCGCGAATGCAACGACGTCAGGTTCTCGTCGGGTGCCGTCGGACGACCGAACCATACGACTGAGTCCGCTCGGAGCAGTGCCTGGAGCGAGGTCTTCTCGACGCCTTCGCGCGTCGCGTGAAGCACCTCGTCGCCGCCGAGGTAGATCGCGAGGTGCGCCGGGATTCCGGCCTTGCCGCACGCGATGACGTCGCCGGCGATGATCTTGTCGGCCGGGACCTTCGTCCAACCCGCGCCCGTGTAGTAGGCCGTGACCGACTCGGGCAGGTCGACGCCCATCCGGCGATACACCTCTCGCACGAGGTGCCAGCATCCGGCCTCGGTGTAGCCGACGCCGACGAGATCTGACCAGAGTGCAGGGTCGAGACGTTCAGACACGGGCGGGTCCCTTCGGAATGCCGATGTGACCGCCGAACCGCTTCGGGTGGTTCTTCGGTCGTCCATGCGCGACTTCGTTCAGGCCGTGCTTGATGCAGCCGTTGTCGCCGTCGAGCGTGTAGTCACAAGAGGCGATGTCGAAGTTGGGTGCCGACGCCGATATCAGGTTCGTCAGATTGAGGTCGTACCCGCATTCAACACCGCCGTATACGTGGTCGCATCGTCCGCGCATCTGCCGACGGGACGGGAACGGTGCGTCGAAGAGTTGGTACACGCCGAGCCGGAACGACGCCGCATCGAGCGACAGGGCCGCGTCGAGCACGCGCCACTCGCCGAACTCAAGCACCGCCGACTCCGTCACGGTGTTGATCAGGTAGATCCGCACACGTCGGTCGAGCACGCCTTGTGCCTCGAGGTAGGACGCGATCTCGCGCGAGAGGTTCGTCACCGTCACCGTCGGTGTGGGCAAGTCCCCGAGCGAGTTGCGCTCGAGGCCGGACACCGCGATCGGGAACGCCGCGTAGGTGCGGCCGTTGTAGGTCACTGCCGTGTCGTGACCCGCTACCGAGAGCAGGCTCGTCCCGTCGAGGTCGACGTCGAAGAGCCACACCCACGGAGTCGTCGAGTGCGCCTCGTTCTTCGCGTTCACCAGCGCGGAGTTGATCGGATCGGGCATTAGGTCAACACCTCCTCGACAACCGCAGACGCACGCCACACGGCGAACGATACGCGATCGAACCGCACGTCCGATAGGAAGCGGACACGCTCGGTGACGTTCGTCTCGGGATCGACCCAGTTGAACACGGCGAACCGAGTCTTGACGTTGGTCACGTGCGTCTCGAGCGTCGACTTGTCGGCCGGGCTGAGGGCTTCCCAGTGCAGCGACCACGCCCGACGACGACGGGTGTACACCGCTCGGGTGTAGGTGTGGCCGCTGTCGTACTTGATCTCGGACACTCCGTACTGGTCCTCGATCGGCTGCGAGTAGTCCGGAGCGAGGCTGAGCGTCGTCGAGCCGCCGTCGTCCTCAGAGGAGACCGCGATGCCTGCCCCCGCTACAAACGACGGCACGAGCACAGGCATCGTATCGACTGGAGGGGTCACGAGTGCCGGGTTGAGGTCGACCAGGCGGACGTTGTCGAAGAGCATGTGCCGCGATGCGGCCGCGAAGTATGGCGTCAGGATGCCCGTAGGATTCGACGACGAGTACTGCCGAATGCTGTAACCCGTGATGTCCGGAGACGTGATCGTGCCGCCTGGACCACTGACGACCACGGATGTGTCAAACGCGGCCTGCGCGAACCCTCCCGGGTAACGGGCCACCGCACCCTGATAGAACGTTTTGTTCACAAGGTTCGTCGAGATCGACGTGCCCATGTAGGCGTTGTAGAGCGCCGCGTTCAGCGTGAAGGTGGCCACGGCAACTCCACGGAACGAGCACGTGTGCGTGATGATTCCCCCCGACGCATCGAGACGCATCTCGACTTCGAGCGTCTCAGTCGAACTCGCAGTGAACGCCGCGACCGTCACGGCCGGGCCGAGTTGGTTGAACGTGCCAGCGTTGCCCGTCGCCGTGAAGTAGCCGTGCGCGATGCGCGTCGTCGCGCCGTCGCTCAGGCGTTGATACACCCACGCGAAGCCCTTGCCGGAAGATTCACCGGCATAGATCAGCCCCACGGTGACGTCGTCTTCGCCGTACGACGTGCCGCCGGAGAAGTTCGGGAACGACTCCTGCATCGTGATCTCGGTCGAGAGACGCACGTGCCGATGCCACGAAGGCGTCGCGGTCGAATGGAACGCTCGGCTCCACGCGGGAGTCTTGAAGTACATGACCTGAGTGCGAACAAGGAACAGGTCGGTGTTCGCGACCGGGAACGTAGCCTGACCCGTCGCCGTTCCGTTGCCCGACGACGAGAACGCAGGCCAAGCCTTCTGCTGATACCTGAGCCATCGACCGTTCGGCACCAAGATGCCGTCGGTGATCGACTCCGCGAAGTTCGGACGGCTGTCGACGCCGCCGAACCCCAGTTCAGCGAGGACCGTCGTCATACCGTCGCGATCCTCCGACGGAA